CTATTGCATTATGCATTGTTTAATCCTAATTGTAACATTGCTATATTGGCAAACAAATCATCAACTGCTAGAGATATATTGGGCAGATTACAACTTGCATACGAAAACTTGCCTAAGTGGTTACAACAAGGCGTAATTAACTGGAATAAAGGTTCGATAGAATTAGAAAACAAATCAAGTATTGTGGCTGCCTCAACATCATCAAGTGCAATTCGTGGTGGTTCATACAACATCATATTCTTAGATGAGTTTGCTTTTGTACCAGCAAATATTGCCGAACAGTTTTTCTCATCTGTATATCCTACAATATCATCTGGTCAAAAAACTAAGATGATAATTGTATCAACACCTCATGGTATGAATATGTTCTATAAACTATGGGTAGACGCTCAAAATAAAAATAATGATTACACACCAATAGAAGTGCATTGGTCAGAAGTGCCTGGTCGTGATGAAAAGTGGAAAGAAGAAACAATACGAAACACTTCTGCTGAACAGTTTCAACAAGAGTTTGAATGTGATTTCTTAGGTTCTGTTGATACACTTATTGCACCTACAAAGATTAAAAATATGCCACATTTAACACCGATAGAATCTAAAGGTGGTTTAGATATGTATGAGAAACCTGTAAAGGGCAAAACATATGTATGTACTGTTGATGTTGCAAGAGGTACAACGAATGACTATTCAGCATTTGTGATGTTAGATTGTTCACAAGTGCCTTATCGTGTTGTTGCAAAATATAGAAATAATGAAATTAAACCATTTGTATTTCCTAATATTATACATCAAGTTTGCACAGGTTATAATAAAGCACATGTATTAGTAGAAGTAAATGATTTAGGTCAACAGATTGCAGATACATTACAATATGAAACTGAATATGAAAATCTGTTAATGACAACTCAAAGAGGTCGTGCAGGCCAAGTATTGGGTGCTGGTTTTTCTGGTAGAGGTTCATCTATGGGTGTTAGAATGACAAAATCAATCAAAAAATTAGGTTGTTCAAATATTAAGACATTGATAGAATCAGATAAAATTTTAATTAACGATTTCAATATTATAGAAGAAATGTCTACATTTTCTAAAAGAGGTTCTTCATGGCAGGCAGAAGACGGAACAAATGATGACTTGATGATGTGTTTAGTTATCTTTGGTTGGCTGTCTAATCAAGAGTATTTTAAAGAATTAACAGATTCAAATATCAGAAATCAACTATATGTAGAGCAACAAAATCTTATAGAACAAGACATGGCACCCTTTGGTTTCGTAGATGATGGCATAGAAAGACCTGGTGAAGAAACAGAGGTAGACATGTATGGTACAGTATGGCATCCTGTGGTTCGTAAAGGTGAATAATTAGACTTTAGTAATATTATAAATATGTGTAGTGAAATTTTTTATTTATGGGGTATGAATAATACAACTATGGTCACTAATTTAATATTAAATTAACGGAGAATAACCTTATGGCATTTCAAGTATCACCTGGTGTTCTCGTACAAGAGAGAGATTTAACTAGGATTATTCCTGCTGTCTCTACATCAATAGGCGCCGTTGCTGGAGAATTTCGCAAAGGACCTTTAGATGAGATAGTAAGTATATCTAGTGAGAATGATTTAGTAGATACATTCGGAGAACCAGATTCAAATAACTTTGAAGTCTTTTTCTCGGCTGCTAACTTTTTACAATACTCTAACTCATTAAGAGTAGTACGAGCTGCACAGACTAATCTAGTGAACGCAACTTCAACTGGTTGTGGTTTACAGATTAAAAATACTACCCATTATCAGGATAACTATGCTGATGGTTCTGGCGTTGTCGGAACTTTTGCAGCTAGAACTGCTGGTGCTCATGGGAATACTTTATTGGTGTCTACATGTCCTAGTGCAACTGCTTATGAAGAAGAAGGTGCTACAACAGTTAATGACGGTTCAACTGCTGTTGGTGATACAACTATCACAGTAACAGACGGAACACAATTAAATGTTGGAGATATTATTTCTTTTTCAACAACGGCTGCAACTAATGACTATGATGACGGCCATCAGTATAGAATAACAAACATTGCCACTCACGATTTGACAATTGTTCAAAAAGATAGTGGAAGTGGAGGTCTCTTAACAACAATAACAAATGGTGCAAATGTAAGAAGAAGATGGAGATATTACGATTCAGTAGGAACTGGTCCTGGTACTTCACCTTTTGTATCTGACCGTTCAGGTTCTGGCGATGAACTTCATGTTGTCGTAGTAGATGAAGACGGAGATGTTACAGGCGTACCTGGTCAAGTTTTAGAGACATTTGAAAAATTATCAAAAGCGGCTGACGCTAAAACTCCTCAAGGAGATTCAAATTATTATCCAGATGTTTTATATGCAAAATCACAACATGTTTATTGGATGGACCATAATACATCAGGTACTAATTGGGGGTCAAACGCTTCTGGAACAACATTTACAGCAGTAGACACACCTACATTAGAATCACTATCTGGTGGTGCTGATGGTTCAAGTGTAACTACTGGACAAAAGAAAACTGCTTATGAAAAATTCCAAGACGCTGAAACAGTAGATGTTGGATTAATCATAGCTGGTTCAGGCGATGGCACACATGTAGAAAATCTAATTACAATTGCTGAAATTAGAAAAGACGCTGTTGTTTTTGCTTCACCTGAAAGAGCAGATGTAGTTAATGTATCAAATTCAGAAACACAAAAAGACAATGTAATAGACTTCTTTAATTCTAGAAGCTCTTCTAGTTATTGTGTATTTGATAGTGGATACAAATATATGTATGACAAATATAATGATGTATATAGATTCGTTCCTTTGAACGGAGACATTGCTGGATTAGCTGCAAGAACAGACTTAGTAGCAGATTCTTGGTTCTCACCTGCTGGTTTCAACAGAGGGAATGTAAGAGGTGCTGTTAAACTTGCTTTCAATCCATCTAAATCACAAAGAGATGAGTTATACATGAAAAGGATAAATCCTGTTTGTACTTTCCCAGGACAAGGAACTGTTCTGTTTGGAGATAAAACAGCATTATCATCACCAAGTGCTTTTGATAGAATCAATGTAAGAAGACTATTCATTACATTAGAAAAGGCGATATCAACTGCTTCCAAATTTCAACTCTTTGAATTTAATGATGAATTTACAAGAGCTAACTTTAGAGCAATTGTTGAACCATTCCTAAGAGAAGTACAAGGGCGTAGGGGTATTACAGACTTCTTAGTAGTTTGTGATAATACAAATAACACAGGCGATGTTATTGATAGAAACGAATTTGTGGCAGAGATATTTGTCAAACCTAATCGTTCAATCAATTTCATAAAACTTCAATTTGTTGCAACTAGAACAGGCGTAGCATTTGAAGAGGTCGCAGGATAAGGGGAGATTTAAAAAATGGCAAGTATAACAGATTTTAAAGCTAAACTATCAGGCGGTGGCGCTCGTGCCAATCAGTTTAAGGTAACAATGCCTTTTCCTGGTTATGCTCAAGTAGGTGGTGAAATAGAAGAACTAGCGTTCTTATGTAAGGCAACTACTCTACCAGAAATGACAATAGGTACTGTTGAAGTACCTTTTAGAGGTAGAGTTATTAAAATTGCTGGCGATAGAACAATAGCTGAATGGTCAATTACTGTATTCAATGACACTAACTTTAAATTAAGAAATGCATTTGAAAGATGGCAAAATGGTATCAACAATATGTCTGATAACGAAGGATTAACAAATCCTGCTGATTATCAAGTAGACGCTTTTGTTGACCAACTTGACAGAAACGGTGCAACAATTAAAAGTTATACATTAAGAGGTGCTCATCCAACAACGATAGCTTCTATAGGATTAGACTATGAGACTAACAATGCGATTGAGACTTTTGATGTAACATTTGCTTATCAGTACTTTGAATCAAATACAACTACTTAATATTGGTATAAATAATATTAGTATTAAAGAGGAAATAAATTATGGCTGAACTATTTGGTTTTCAGATAACGAGAGTTAAAAAAACTGAAGACCCTAAACAATCGTTCACAACAACCCAGGCGGATGACGGTACCCAAACCGTCGCCGCTGGCGGTTACTTTGGTCAGTACCTTGACATGGAAGGTACTGCCAAATCTGAAGCAGACCTGATTCGTAGATATAGAGAAATTTCTTTACATCCCGAATGTGATATGGCTGTTGAGGATATAGTAAACGAAGCTGTTGTTGCAAATGAACTAAAAGAAGCAGTAAGAGTAAACACAGATAATTTACCTTACGGTAAAGATATTAGAAGAAGAATAGAATCTGAATTTTCTGATATCTTGAAACTCATGAATTTCAATACAAAAGGACATGACATCTTTAGAAGATGGTATGTTGATGGTCGTATATACTATCAAAAGATTATTGATAGAACTTCACCTACATTAGGTATTACAGAACTAAAATATATCGACCCTAGAAAAATTAAAAAGATTAGAGAAGTAAGAAAAACAAGACCTGAAGGTGCTAAGAACTTAGAGATAGTAGATGAGTTTGTAGAGTATTACTTATTTAACGAAAAGGGCGTATCGGGTACAACATCTGGCGGTGGAGTTAAAATCGCACCTGATACAATTGCATTTTGCCCTAGTGGTCTAGTAGACCAACAAAAAAATATTGTTATGTCTTATTTACATAAGGCAATCAAACCTGTCAATCAACTTAGAATGATAGAGGACGCTGTTGTAATATACAGAATTGCAAGGGCGCCGGAAAGAAGAATATTTAAAATAGATGTAGGTAACTTACCTAAAGTTAAAGCAGAACAATATCTAAGAGATGTTATGGCAAGATATCGTAACAAATTAGTATATGACGCTTCAACAGGAGAAATTAGAGATGATAGAAACTATATGTCTATGCTCGAAGATTTTTGGTTACCGTCGAGAGAAGGTGGTAGAGGAACAGATATCTCAACATTACCTGGTGGTCAAAATCTAGGTGAAATTGCTGATATCGAATACTTTCATCC